TGTGCTGATTCTAAATACTTTTGCAATGCAGAGACAAATTATATGCTAGAAGAGTATATGAGTATGAAACGATTTCATTTACCATTAGCACGAACACTTGATGAAGCAGAATATGAACGCGTAGTCATCTTTTCAGCTATTGATGAAGAGTATAATGCATTGATTAACGAAGAAACAAAGAAGAGCAATGGCTGAGAAAAAATTTATTATTGAGGTCCGAAGCAAAGGTTTTGGTAAAGCCAATGCTGATATGGACAAGCTGTCAAAAAATACCAAGCGGTTTAGCGATGAAACGGAAAGACTGCGAGGTAGGACCAAAGGTTTAATTGGCTCATTAGGTGCATTAAGAAATAAGATTTTAGTGTACACCTTTGCCATTGGTGGAGCAGCAGCAGCCATGAACAAGTTTATCCAGGCTGCATCTGGTTTTCAAGATGTGCAAACTAGGTTGGTTGGTTTGACTGGTAGCACCAAAGCTGCAAAAGAAGCATTTGAAGTATTTAATCAAGTAGCAGCCACTACACCATTTGCATTACAGGATGTGGTCAATGCTGGAGCGCAGTTAGAAGCGTTTGGATTAAATGCAAAAGCTACATTAAATGCAACAGTTGACTTAGCTGCCTTTATGGGTACAACGGCTGTTGAAGCGGCTAATGCATTAGGTCGTGCCTTTGCTGGTGGTGCCGGTGCTGCTGAAATATTAACAAATAAAGGTATACGTGAACTAATACAACGATCGCAAGGTATTAAAGATATAACCAAACTTACCTTACCAGAATTTAGAAAAGCACTTTTAAGTGCAATGGTTGATCCTGTAGTTGGTATACAAGGAAGTAGTAAACGTCTATCTGAAACCTTTACTGGTGCAGTGTCTAATATGAATGATGCTATCACTAGGTTTGCAGCAATGATAGGTGAGGTTATGCTGCCATCTATGACCAAAATGGTTAATTCAGTAGAAGGTTTTTTTCGTGCATTAAACTTGCAAAGATTATCTCAGTTAGCTACTGCATTTGGTATTGTTACTTCGGCTGTAGTTATATCAAGAATTGAATTTAGTAAGCTACTTACCATTACTACAGCACTAGGTGGAAAATATATGTTGTTAGTCAAAGCACTTGTTGCGGTAGGCGCAGCCTTTGGTATTGACAAGTTGCTACAAGCAACCAACGCTTTTTCTAGTTTAAACACACAAACTCAAGCATTAAATACTAGTACACAGCAACTCACCAACAGTACACAACAATACATTAATACGCTTGGAAATCAAACAATTACATTAGGTATAGATGCAGATGCAAGAGAGCGAATTAATAAAATAATGGCTGATACAATTTTACTTAACATGCAAAATAATGATGTAGATGAAAAACGTATTCGGATTGCTCAAACTATTTTTCAAGCAGAACAAAATTTATCTGATTTGATGAAAACTAAATTAGTATTTGATCGTGAATTAGCAACTCTTGGCATATTAAAAATCAATGCATCAAACCTTACTACAGATGCAGAAATTTTAGAAGCTGAAGCAGTGATGAGATTAGTACAGGCAAGAGTAGACGCAATCAAAAATGGAAAAGATATGGTTTCTGTTTCTAATCAATTATCTGGAGCTATTAGTGGTCTAGGTAATGCAATGAATATAATGAGTGAGGAAACAGATAATGCTGGGCAAAGAATGCAACAGTTTATTCGAGTGGCTGGAGCATTGCTTGCGGTTGCTGGTGGTCCAGTAGGTTCTATTGGAGCGGTTTTAAGTGCTGTTGGTTCAATGCCAATAGCTCACACTGGCGGTTTAATTAAAAACAATGGCATTCAGCGATTTGCTCAAGGTGGTCAAGTCCAAGGCCAAGATAATGTACCTATATTAGCACAAGCTGGTGAATTTGTAATGCAACGTAGTGCAGTGCAAAACATTGGAGTGCAAAACCTGGCGCAGATGAATCAAACTGGCAATGCATCTAGTGGTGTTACTGTTAACATTCAAGGTAATATGATTGGCAATGATGAGTTTGTTCGAGATAATTTAATTCCACAATTGGAAAAAGCAGCTAGTCAAGGTTTAGCGTAGCATGGCACTAGACAATCCGCCTATTGCATCAGATGTACATGAAAACTGGCTATTTCAGTTTACAGCAGATAACAATAATTGCATGGTGTTTAACGATGGGGATAATAACTATTTAAACTTTGGCGATATATTTAATTCGTTTGACACTGATACTGCTGGTTACACTATTGAATTTTGGTATCAGTTAGAGTCTACAGGCGCAAATCCCATTTTATCCTTTGGATATAATGATAGCGCCTCAGAAGATGAAACAACCAATGTTCAGTTTAATGTATCAGTTGCGTCTGGTGATACTATTAAATTAAGCTGGGAACACGATAATGGAACTGGAAAATCGGAGCAATATGACATAGATAGTGGAACAAATACATGGACTCATATAGCCATTAGCCGTAACAATTCTGATAATAAAACACGTTTTTATAAAAATGGTGCAATTGTACATACTACCAACGCAGAAACTGCTGATCCATCTGGTGGTACATCTTCTGATATGGAGTTTTTAGTAGGACGCAATCAAAATTACAGTTCTGGAAATTATTTTGAAGGTAAAATGGCGCATTTACGCGTTTGGTCTACAATTCGATCTGATCAGGAAATTAGTAAACATTATAATACTGTGATAGATAATACAGCTACTGGATTGCTTGGCTATTGGAAATTAGATGAAGGTAGTGGAGATACAGTCTATGATTCTAGTTCAAGCAGTAATAATGGTGCAGTGAAAAATAATAATAAAGTTGCTGGTCCAGGAAGTGCTACTGTGTGGGATAATGGTGGTTTTGATAAACATATACATGCATTTGGACTCGCACTGCGCGACACAGTTGCAGATAATAATTTTTATCATGGATCAATACTAAATAAAAACATTAGTTTGCGAGAGAGTATTGATATTACTAGTGGAAAATCAAGCACTTCAAACATTACTTTAACTAGTGCTAATTTTGAAACACAAGGTACAGAGTTTTATAAAACATTATTAAACAATGCAGAGCGTAATTATATTAATCGTAAAGTAATAGTTTATGCTCAGTTTTTTAATGAAGATACACTAAGTAATTGCCAAAAAATTTTTACTGGTAGATTAGTAGATATACAACTAAATCAAGATGGCAACGTGACTATGCAAATTAATAGCCATCGACCTTGGGATGGCATTTCATTCCCACAAACACAAACCACTAACGGCATCTATCAACCGTCAGTGTATGGTGATTATACAATTCATGGTGATAAAAGTTTAGTAAGAGAGCATGCAAACGCAGTATTTCCAGTACCTTTTAAACATAAAGCTGCTACAACAGATTTTTTAATAGTAACACCATTGGCATCAAGCGATATAAGACCATGCTATTATGATGCTACCGCAGATGCCTTTCTAGGTATTAAAGCAGACAATTACACTGCTGCTACTAAAAACTTAGATAGTGATTTTGATGCCAATACTAATATTGGCATTGTGAAACGTGAAATGCGCAGGCGTTTTAGAATTAATCCAGTTACGTTTAGTTCAGATGGCTCTACTACATTTAATAATGCACAAAATTTACTTTTAAATCATTATAATATATCTGGAGTTACACATGACTATTCTGATTCAGTATCTTCTGAAGCAAAAAACTTTTATGCTAATTTTGCTGTCGAAATTGCTAAAGTAAATGTTTTGGATTTAGATATAAAAGGCACTGTGACTACTCCAAATGGACAAGATGAAACTGATTTACTTTTGCGAGTTAATTTCAGTGGTAATGCTGGCAATTATTTTAATGGTCAAGTACAAGCAAATAATAGCGCAACAAGTTTTACAGCTTCTAACTTAGTAAATAATACTTCTGAATCATCAACGAGTTATGCAAAAATAAGTTTATTGCCATCTTTAAGTGCAAATAATTTAGCAGCAGTAAATTTAAGCAGTACAATTTCCTCACATACTAGTAATTCAGTTAGTTTAGTCCTTATTATTACAGATTTAGTATTGTATTGTGATATACAACATTCATACGATGAAACCAAAGGCAGCACAAATAATAGTTTATCTAGTTTATCTAGCCTTAAATATCTTTACTTACCTATCGATGGCTTAACTGCATCGTGGGATAGTGGCGCAATTAGTCATGGCCATGATGCACATAGAGATTTATTGCAACGCTTTGCTGGAATACCAAGCACTGATCCAGAAGTGAATAGTGGCGAAGCATGGAGTGTGTTAAATGATGATCGTGCTATAGATAATTGGAAGATTAGATATTGGCAATTAGAACCAGTATTGTTAAAAGATATGCTTGATAAACTAGCCTATGAGTTTGGATTTGTAGCAAAGTTTACAGCCAATGAAAAAATGAAATATATTTATGTCAAAAAATCTAGTGAGTTAACTGCTACATTAAATTTAACTAAAATGGATATTAACAGAGTACATATCAGCACTACTGGAATTCAAAGCATTGTTACACAAATGGATATTTCTAATAAGTTACATCCAGCAGATTCTAGTCGTTATTACGTTACTACCAATTCATTAAATACTACTTCAAGAGTAAAATATAATCTTGGAGACAAAGAAGGTATACAAAAAATTAATTTAGATACAAATGTAGGCACAATTCCCACTACAGCAGATGCAGATTGCAACGCAGACTTTTACTCCTATTATAATAATATTGTAGGTGATATAAAAATATTGGTGCAATGTGATGTAGTCAATCCCATGAAAGGATGTCAATTAGAAACTGGTGATGTAATTACTTTTTCTGATATGCCTGTAGAAATGTTTGGTACAGATTTTGACAATACTACATATTTTATGATTGTAGATTTAAATCGCTCACCTGGTAAAGTGAGCATTACAGCAAGAGAGGTGGGTTAATGGCCAATCAAAACATACGTATACCAAGATTTTACACTGATTTAATTACTTATCATAGAGCTAGAGGTTCAGCAATTGGCAGCGTGACAGCTACCAATGCATCCAATGGATTTATTGGTTTACCCACTAGTAATACTGTTAGTGATGTATTGGATTTACGTCCATTAAATCAAGTAACCTTTGATACTAGTGCAGATACAGATGGGCATGTATTGTTTAATTTTTCATTTACTACATCTAGCTACAAACAAACTTATGTTGCAATCTTAAATCATAATTTAAATAGTTGTGATGGAAGATTTAAAATATTTGCTGGTAGTGCATCAAGTGACGTTTCAGCATTAAATGGAGCAAATATTGATCTTTCTACACCTCCTGATTCTCCTACTGATGCAGAATGGCATAATATAACTACAACTGAAATCGTGAATGCAGACACGATCGCAGCATCAGATAGTAATAAAACAGTTACAGTAACACCAGCTTCTGATGGTTCGACAATTTTAAAATTTGATGAACAAGATTTACGACATTGGGCAATACAGTTTGAAGGTGATACTGCATGGGATTCTAGCACAGATTTTAAACTAGGTGGAATTATGATTGGTGAACATTATGATATGCCACACGCACCTGATTTACAATTAAACAGAAGAATTCATTATGATAAGGTAAAAGTGCAAGAATCGGTTGGTGGGCAAAAATTTGCAGTTGCTACAAGTTTAGGTCGCACTGCTTCTAGTACATCAAAAAGTCCTTTTGCTTTAGGAACATATGGTCAAGCAGTTTATGGTGGTCGCATTATATATGATATGAGTTTTAGTTATTTACAAGCAAGTGATGTATTACCAAGTGAAACAACTGTATATCAATTTACTAATGATTCTGTTGTATCTGATGTATGGAATATGACCGATGGACCACATAGACCTTTTATTTTTTGCATTGATAATACAAGCACTGGTTCTAATGCAGAATCAGAGTTTATGTTTGCAAGATTTAACCAGGATCAATTAGCCATGCAACAAGTAGCACCAGATGTATATAATGTAAATATGAGTATTGCAGAAGAATTCTAAAAACGTGGAAAGAAACGTGGAAAGACGTGGAAAACTTGGTGCATATCTTTGCATTATCATGCATATTTTATATAAAATAGCCTAAAAGAAAAAAGCCTACGGATTGTAGGCTTTCTCCTCGTGAAACTTCAATATTTTCTTTATAATTAGCAAAATTAGTAGTTGGATTTTGAATCCATCGCGTCTACCTAATTCCGCCACACCGGCATATCATGTTCACTCCTCGTGAACAAAGCGAATTTAAAGCATTTTTAAATTATCGCAAAATACCAAACGTGGAAAATAGTTCAAAATTTCACGCTGTTGCTGTCTCTGTTACTGTGGTTAATTGTTTTTTTACTACATCATTAATACGATCCATCTCTGCAAAGCTGATTCCAGCATAGTGTCTTTCCACTACTGCCAAAGTCTTATCACCAATGGATTTTGCTGCGCCATCCAAACCTAAAGCTGGGCGTGCAAGTTGTGCGTTGAGTCTGCGTAAATCATGCATCGTAAATTTAATACCAGTTGTCATACATATTGGTGGCAAGATATTATCATTCAGATACTTATAGCAAAAGTCCAATGGTCGCTTAAATCCTTGCGATTTCCATTTTTTGAATACATCTATCACATCCTGGTGAACACGCCTATATACGCGTGATTTGCCACGCTTAACATAGATTGCAACCGTATGGTTATCAAAATCAATGTGTTTCCATTCAAACTCACGATATTCAAAGTGTACTTGATGTCCTAAAAACTCCACTACTCTTAAACCAGTTAATACATAGATAGTAATAAACTCTTTTTGATACTCTGTTAGGTTTGGATGATTCAATAAAGAAAACACTTCTTCATTGGTCCACACTTTATTTTGAATATCTGGTAATTCATCTTTAGTGTAAAAATCATGTTTATTAATTACAGTACAATCAATCAGTTCCATTTCTTTTGCCCACTCAAACATGTGACGTAATTCTGTTAAGTATCCGTTTACAGTGTGTCTGCTTAAATGAGCATAGTGATCTTTAAATAATTGCCATCCTAATGTGTCGTTTCTTTTTATGTTGCGAACATTGGCTGCAATCGTGGTTTCATCAAACACTTGATACATGCGACCAATACATGTGTTTCGTCTTTTAATGGTGCTGTGATTGGTTTTGTTTACCAAAAAGTTTTTGGTATATGCTCTTACAATTTCTGCTAGTGTTTTTTCTTGCTTGGCAACAGTAAAGATTTTTTTCCAATCATCACTGCCAATTTTTAAACAGTTTTCCATATGCTGAAATTGTGCCAATGCATGTTCTGCCTGTAACTTTTCTTCTGCTGAAAAAGTTACTTTATCCCATGCCCAATTTTTAGATGGATTTCTAAACGATACTACAAAGCGTTTTTTGCCTGTAGGTTTTTGGTATATACTTGCCATAGGTGTTGTCTCCTTATGTGGTGTGGTTGGTTTGTATTAATTATGTAATAATTCTATTTTATTTTGTATCGTAAGTGTATTTATTCCTTTTTTAATCATTTTACAATGTGTTATCGTTTTGCAAGTTTTATTATTTAATTCATAATTAATAAAAAGCGTTATGTAGTGGTTGCCAAGAAAAAAATCTAATGTTTGCATACCTTTTTTTACGCCATCTTTAATTATACCTAAAAATGTATCTGTTTTATGCTTTAACGCTTTTAGACTTTCTTTTGTTATCAAATTATTAATTGGATGCTGATCCATCTTATAATACGTATCTGTATCAAAATATTTTACTATTACTTCAACATCTGTATCTAATGCATCCGCCATCCCTTTAATATTTTTTAAGTCATAAATACGTCTAGTTACTCCTTCTGTTAAGCTAATCTTAACATCTACAGTAGTCATCCAATTATATTGCAATTGATCATATAAAACGCTCTCTGGAGTTTGAGATTGCGAATTTTCTAGCATTGTATTTTTGTTTTCTAATTCAGTTATTTGCGTTTCATATATTTGAATTAGCTTTTGTTGATTATCAATCATTGTGTCTTTTTGTTGTTCCATAATGGTGTTGTCTCCAATATCTGATTCTTTTATTAGTTTGAGATTTTTGGTATTGTGGTGTTGTACATTGTAACCTAAAGCATCAGCTATAGCAAAAAGTGAATCAGAAGAAGGCTCACTTACCTCGGCATTTTTCCATCTATAAAGTTGTTCTCTTGATACATCCGCTTTTTTAGCTATTGCGCTGTATGAAAGGTCAGATTCATTAATCATTTGATTAATGGCT